AGCGGCAGGAGTAAACGGCGGCGCAGCAGTGAGTCAAGGTGAATTACATGACTTTACAGTAGATGATGCAGCAGGCGGTTCAATTGGCTTCCTTACAAAAGGAATGGTAATTGCAATAGCTTCTGTTGATTCAACAGCTGGTTATGGACAAGTTTTAGTTAGAGTTGAGTCTGCACCAAACGTACAATCAGCAAACACTACCTTCTCAGGTAGAGTTGTTGATGTGTCAAACTCAAATGTATCTGGATACAATGTATTAGCTAACAATGACGCATGTCAAATTGTTGGTACATCATTCGAAGAAGGAACAGGTTCACCTGATACTTTCTCAGACACAATTGAAGATGACTTTGGTTATACTCAAATCTTTAAAACAGCTTGTGAATTAACCAACACAGCTATAGCTACAAGATATCGTGGCTATGCAAACGAGTTCGAAAGAATTTGGGCTCAAAAATTACGTGAACACAAAGTAGACATCGAAAGAGCTATGCTTTTCGGTCAAAAAGCTCGTGTGAACGGTATACAATACACTGAAGGGCTAGTTGGACACATTGTTAAAAATGTAAATCCAGTAGTAGATAACTCAGCTTTTTCATATGATTCTGGAAATGCATACTACAGAAGTGTTGCACAAAAAGAACTTACATATGACAGATTGCTATCTGACTTAGAGGTTATCTTTGACCCTGCAAGAGGCGGAGCAAGTGAAAAACTTGTTATGGCTTCTTTACCAGTAATCTCATTCTTTAACAAACTAGGCGGAGATGCATTCTTATCACAGTCGCTTGCTTACAGCAAAAATTCTGCTGAAAACACAACACCGACTGCGACAGGAACAAATCAATCACCATACAGAATGAATATGGGAGCAGTAGCAGGACAGTTTGGTCACTCCTTAATGGAAATCAACACTATCCACGGTTCTCTATTCTTAGTGAAAGAACCTCTATTTAGAGGTATTGCTAGTGGATTCATGCTTATGGCTGATATGTCTAAATTGGCATACAGACCATTAGTCGGTAACGGTTTAAATCGTGACACTCAAATCATGACAAACGTACAAGGTGCGGATGAAGATTTAAGAAAAGACATGATTATGACTGAAGCTGGTCTTGAAATCACACTACCTGAATGTCACGCTCTATACAATGTGGAGGGATTATAAAATGGCTAAAGGTGCATTATTAGAAAAAAATAGTGGTGCTGGTGGTTTACTATCAAATGTAGAACACATCACTGCTGCAAAAACGCTAGAAGAAAAAGACTCAGGTAAAGTCTTTATGTGTTCTTCAGAAGGTGGAGCTTATGAAATTACTCTACCTACAGCTGCTCTAGGTCAAAATGGAGCGGTGTACAAATTTATTGTACATGAAGAAACACCTACAGCTGATATTACAATTGCAGCAGGAAGTGCTATCATTTCATTGGTAAACAAAGATGCTGGCGGAGACGCTGCTAATTCAACTGCTGGAACTCAAGTTTCTAACGTAATTCTAGACACAACTGCTCAAAGAGGAGATATGGTAGAACTTATGTATTGGAACGGAGAGTACTACGGTCTTGCATTAAGTGGTATTAACAACGGTATTCAAACATCATAATATAGTTATTAGGTACTATGGAGTGGGGCTAACCCACTCCGAAACCTATAAAGAATTTTAAACAATAGGAGAATAAAATGGCAAATTTTGACACTGTAACAAAAGTTATTATTAATGATATAAGCCCAGACGCAAGTACTGTAAGTGGCTCTTTAGCTAAAGAAATTAATGATTACATAGAAACTATCGATGACGCAAAGCTTGTAGCTACAAACGCAGTTATGTTAGATAGAACTAGAGTTGCATTTATTATAATTACTAAAGTATAATGGCTAATTGTCAGCATTGTAATGAGCCAAATCCTGAAGGTATGTTCAACTGCCCTTGTTGTGGCAAAAGAGCACACCCAAATAAATGGAATACTAATTTTGTTATAAGAGAAAACAATTCTTTTGCAACAGCAATTAGAAAAGACCAAATAGATTTTAATAGTATATCATATGATGATGGTATTAAGAAAATGAGAGAAAGTAAGAAAAACGCAAAACCCACACCAAGTGGGAAGGGAATAAGGGTAATGTAATGTATCATAGCGGCGGAATGAAAAAGAAAAAGAAAGTAGTAAAGAAAAAGAAAAAGAAAGTAATGAAAAAAGGTAAGAAAAAATAATGAAAGTAAAAGCACCTAAAGGTTATCACTTTATGAAAAAAGGTAGTAAAATGTCTTTAATGAAAAATCCTAGAGGCGGATATAAAAAGCACAAGGGTTCTTCATTAACAATGAATCTACCAGTAGTAAAAACTCACGGAGGTAAGTAATGGCTAAAAATATACCAACAAATAAAGCTCTTTATTCTAGAGTAAAAGCAGCAGCAAAACGTAAGTTTGATGTATATCCTTCTGCGTATGCAAATGCTTGGTTAGTAAGAGAATATAAAAAACGTGGTGGCGGATATAGAAAAGGCAAGTAATGGCTGAAGGTGGTTTAAAAAAATGGTTCAAAGAAGATTGGGTAGACATTGGTTCTCCTAAAAAAGGTGGAGGATTCAAGAAATGTGGACGTAAATCTGCAAAAGGTAGTAAAAGAAAATACCCAAAATGTGTGCCAGCAGCAAAAGCTGCTAGAATGACTAAAGCACAAATAAGAAGTGCAGTAAGTAGAAAAAGAGCAAAAGCACAAGGAGTTGGTGGTAAACCAACCAATGTTAAGACTTTTGCAAAAAGAGATGGTAAGAAAGCTAGAAGAGGATAATGAGAAGGGCTGTTTTTGGTAGACAAGTTAGACATAGTAATGGTAAGAAAAAAACTAGACAAGGACAGAGCCATAGAACAAAGTATGGTACAAAGACTAGCACTAAATACTATAAAAAGAAATATAGAGGACAAGGTAAATAATGGCAACATTTAAAGCACAAGTAGAAGATTATGTAGCAGGTATAGGTGATGACAATGCACTTACTCAGTGGTTGACTGATGGTGCTAGGTTAGTTTTAGAATCATTACCTACTGATAAATTAGAAAGAATAACAGAAAAAGAATTATTTACTAATACTACTACATCCCAAGGTAAACGTATTTTTGAAGTGTTAAGAAAAGATGCTTCTAATAGCGATAGGTTTATGCCTTGTAGAAAATTAAGTCCACAACTATTAGGAAAAGTAGAAGATACAGATTATATGGAAGCTGCTACTACAAGCGACCCTGCATATATAGTATTTGATAATGCTATACAAACCTTTCCAGGTAGTGCTGCTAGTTCTGATAGCATGGTATTATATGTTGATACAGGTATAACTGTAGCACACGGTGATAGCTCTATAGATGATATTCCAGATGAAGCTGAATGTGTTGTTGTTTTATACGCAGCAAGAAGTGCTCAGGTATATAAAATTAAAGATGCAAACGTAAATGAAGACCCAGAATTAGTAGCTTCCTTGATTGCACAATACAATGTTATTGATGCTCAATATAAAGAAAAGATACAATTGTTAGGATTAGATAAGCTTTATGTAGAGAAGGAGCTACCAGATAGACGATGAGTGTAAAAACAAGTTGGACAAAAGTAACATCTCAGAACTTCTTAAGTACAACCTTAAGAGAAGTTACAGTACCTTTAAGTACAACCTTAAGAAAACTTACAATACCTGTAAGTACAATATATAGAGAAGTACTAGAACAATTTAGTTTATGGAACGATGGTAATGTAATGTGGCAAGACGTGAATAGTAATTGGGAGGACCTATAATGGCAGCAATAGAATTTAATGGTAAAAAGATATATTCAAGAGTACTACAAGCAGTACCTGGTGTATCTGAGAATTATGTAAAAAATTTAATAAACGAAGCTTTGGTAGACTTAGGACAATATAATTTAAAGACTGAATATGCAAAAGCTGACTTAGCTCACAATCAATTGTGGTATGGGTTAGCAGATGATAGAGCAGTTA